ATTAAAAATAATGTTTGGGATTTCTCCGTTTATAATGGAAGACGAAATTGATTGTAAGATTGATAGGTTGGTGAAGATGATGGAGGAAAATGGGAATGAGTAAAAATTATATATCAGTGGAACAATTTTTTGAATTAAGTGAGAAAATACAAAGGACATTTACGGATTGGTGGAAACCTGCGGAAGGAGATCTATATTGCACCAGAAATGTATATGACGTAATTGACGTAATAGTAGACGTAATAAATGGAAAATATAATTGCATTTACGGATTAGAAAGAGATTTCCTACCGGAAGAAATTGAGATAAACGAAGATTTAATTCCACTTTTACAGATACATCAGCTCATAGAATTTATAGAATGCAAAGGATATTCTTGGAATAAAAGAGGAAACTTTTTAGATGTTGATTTTGCTATTGATACAGGGCATGAAGACGGGTGGACTACTAATCTAAGTAATATTAATCTATTACAAGCATTATTTCAAGTAGCTTGCAAAATTGCAGATTGGGAAGTTTAAAATGCATAAAATAATAATACCATGTGAACTCCCAGGAATGAACGAAATGATTGCAACAGCAAAGAGAGGAAGGGGGCGATACCAGCCCTACGCAGAGATGAAAAGAAAGTATACTAGCATTTGTGCCATATACTCAAAGAAATGCGTTAAAAAGCCTTTTAAACATCCTATATTTTTGAGGATTACTTGGTATTGCAAGAATATAAGGAAAGACCAAGATAACGTGGCTGTTGGAAAAAAATTCATATTCGATGGGTTGCAACAAGCTGAATTGATTGAAAACGACGGGTGGAAAGAGATTAAAGGATGGTCGGAGAAATTTGAGGCGGATAAGGGAAATCCTAGGGTTGAGATTGAGGTTGAGGAGATAAGGAGGTAGTAAAAAATGAAAGAAAACACAGAAGTTGAAAAAGCTGTGAGTGAGTTTGTAGGGGAAAAAGATTGGGGAAATATCTCATTAAATGAAATTAAAAAAAGTTGCATTAGATGTAAACACAATGACAACTACAGGGGGTTCATATATTTAGTTGGGATGGAGGAAAATTATGTTGACTATTATTTGGAAAGATATGGTTTTAAAACTGCTATACTAAAGGCAAATACAAAAGGGGTTTATTTTACTAGCGGGAAAGTAAAATACTATATAAAAAACTTTACAGTATAAGTAAAAAAGGTAAGTTATGATACTTGCCTTTTTTATTTGTGTAAAAATGTTATAATAGAGTAACGGAGGTGGAGCGGATGCAGAAATTAACAGCAAAACAAGAGAAATTTGTAAACGGTTTGATAAAAGGGCTAAGCCAACGTGAAGCCTACAAGCAAGCCTATAACGCTTCTAAAATGAAAGACAATACAATAGATAGAAAAGCCTATGAAGTTCTTAAAAAGGACTACGTAAAGGCTAGGTTTGATGAGTTGAACGGCAAGGTCGTTAAAAAAGCAGAAGAAAAGAGCATCGCAAGTGCTACCGAAGTAATGGAATTTTACTCAGATTTAATGCGTGGAATTAAAAAAGATATACACATAAGTTATGATACAGAGAGCAATGTAATTGAAAATAAAGTAGGGGCTACATTGAAGGAAAGAGTTAAAGGAGCAGATGCCTTAGCTAAGAGGTACGGGCTTAATGAAATAAATATTAAGATGGAAACAAAGAATACACTTGATGTATCTAAATTAACTAAAGAACAAATAATGGATATATTAGATAAAGAATAAACGTACTTAAAACATAGAGGAGGTGGAGGAAGTGCAGATTAGTAAAAAGGAATTAATCAAGGCAGCTAAATTTGAAATGTGTAAAAGGGATTTCTTTTATTATTGCAAAACAAAAGCAAAAGAATTTTATAAAGAAGATAGGATATATTTAAAAGAAATGTGCGAAACATTACAAGAGTTTAGCGAAAACAGTGACGATGTTCTTATAATTAATTTGCCACCGTAACTTAGGCATGGCAAGAGTAGAACAGCAGGATTATTAGTACAATGGTTATTAGGCAAGGACAGTACTAACAAGATTATGACAGCCAGTTACAATGAAACCCTATCAACCGTATTTTCCAAACAAGTCCGTGATAGTATAATGGAGAATAAAGCAGATGAAGATATAATCGTGTATTCGGATATATTCAATAATACAAGGATAAAACGTGGTGATGCTGCTGCTAAGATGTGGAGTTTAGAGGGGCAGAGTTGTAATAACTATCTAGCTACAAGTCCTGGAGGAACTGCTACAGGATTTGGCGCGGACTATATATTAATAGATGATTTAGTAAAATCAGCCTATGAGGCTAATAACCAGCTAATACTTGAAAATCATTGGGATTGGTTTACAAATACTATGATGTCAAGGTTGCAAGGTAAGAGAAAAATTATAATAATAATGACTAGGTGGTCAACTAATGACCTAGCAGGAAAAGCAATGGATTACTTTACCGATATAGGACTAAAGGTTAAGACAGTAGTCATGAAAGCGTATGACGGTAATAATATGCTATGCGATGACGTTCTAAACAAAAGGCAATATGATGTACTGATGGCAACTTTAGGAGAAGATATTGCAAGTGCTAACTACAACCAAGTGCCACTAAATTTAAAAGGGGCTTTATATACTACATTCTTAACGTACAATGAATTACCAGAGTTTGAGGGCGTATATAACTATACAGACACAGCAGACCTTGGTACAGACTACTTGTGTTCTATTACAGCAGGATTATATAAAGGTAAGGCTTATATATTAGATGTATATTATACTCAAGCTGGGATGGAAGCAACAGAGCCAGAACTAGCTAAAAGATTAATGGACTTTAAAGTTAATTATTGCTATGTAGAAAGTAATAATGGAGGTAGAGGATTTGGCAGAAATGTAGAAAAGGAAATAAGATCACTAGGAAACAATATAACAGCATTTAATTTATTTACTCAAACAAAGAATAAAAATGCTAGAATACTAACGGGAGCAACGACTGTTATGAATTGTATAATGTATCCTAAACATTGGGAAAGTATGTATAAAGAATTTTATAGAGATACAATAAATTATCAACGAACAGCTAAAAACATACATGATGATAATGCAGATAGTTTAACAGGATTAACGGAGAAAATGCCGATAGGAAATGGCAATAAATGGGGATGGTGATAATAATGCTAACATACCAAGACTTTGAAGCAACAGCAGATAAGGGAAAGTTTATATTGAAAGCCATAGAAAGCTTTAAAGACAGCAAAATGTATAAAAATGCAGTAGACGCAGAACTATATTATCAAGAAGAAAATACAACGATATTAGCTAGAAAGAAAACCTTTATCGGTTCTAGCATGGTTCCAGTGGAGGATATAACAAAAGCTAACAATCAAATACCAAGTGGGTTTTTTCCTGTTATAGTCAAACAGGCTAATAACTTTTTATTAGGTGGTGGGATTGACCTAGGTGATGAAGATAAAATCAAAGATAACTTAGGAAAGAATTTTGAAATAAAGGTACAACGTGCTGGAATATCTGCACATATTGCGGGCGTAAGTTGGGCATATTGTTTTCTAGATTCAAAGGGCAAATTTAATGTTGATATATGGAAAGGCATAGAATTTATACCGCTGTTAGATGAATCAAACGGTATACTAAGGGCAGGTATAAGGTTTTGGCAGATAGGCAGTAGCAAACCTTTGTATGTTGAATTATACGAGGAAAGTGGGAAAAGTAAATACAAGATTGAGGAAAATAAAATAGAACTGCTAGAAGATAAAACAGCTTATATAATTACTAGAAGCAAAGATGCACTTGAAGAAAGTGTCATAGGGGAAGAAAATTGGTCCATGTTACCTATTATGCCTTTATACGTTAAAGACAATCATAGAGGCGATTTAGTAACAGGATTAAAAAACAAAATAGACCTTTATGATATAATTCAATCAGACTTTGGAAATAACTTAGAGGATATGCAAGATGTTTATTGGACCATAAAGAACTATAACGGGCAAGACTTGAATCAATTTATTCAAGATTTAAAGTATTATAAATCCATAAAGGTTGGAGCCGATGGAGATGCAACACCTCACACGATGGAAATACCATGGCAAGCAAGAGAGAAAGCACTTAGTATATTAAGAAAAGATATCTATGAAGGTGCTATGGCAATAGATACAGAGAAGATATCGGGTGGGAATATAACTAATTTAGATATAAAAGCAATGTTTACAAATTTAGATTTGAAGACAAATGAGTTTGAATGGAATACAATAGATTTCATTTCAGGCATTGTCACTCTCTACAAAGAATTTAGCGGAGATGTAACCGAATACAGCATCAAGTTTACACGCAGTACCCTTGTAAACGAAAGTGAGATAATAGGCAATATTGTATTATTTCGTGAGGATATATCTCAAAGAAAAGCTCTTGAACTAAACCCAATGATTGTGAACGATGAAATAGACAAGATAATAGAAGAAACAGAAGAGGAAAGTGTTAGTAGGATAGTGATACCACCAGGGGATTAGATTAATTTCTAATTCTTTCTTTTTATTCTTGACGTAATTACTAATAAGTATTATAATATAGGAAAGAGGTGATAAAGATGAAATTTAACGAATTAGATGAAAGGTCAAAAGTAGAAATTTTAAAGTTATCTCAAAAATTTCCATTTTCAGTGGACGAGTGCATTCCATATTATTTAATGGGGGCTAATCATACCGAAAAGTTACTTGAATTAAAAACAGCAGGTTTTGGAGACTATATCATAGAGATAGTCAATCAAGGAATGTATAACGCATAAGAATTAAAAAGGATGGTGATTAAATGAAAGTATATATAACAGCAGGAGAAGAAAAGAAGCAAATGTTTGAAGACTACTGGGAAAGTATCCTTTTAATTGGAAAAGAAAACAAGGAAATAGAACGTAAACAGGCACAAGAAGAAAGAGCAGAAAAGAAATACAAAAAGAAAATAGTTAGAAAGATGTTTTTCAGGTGGGCATGATAAAAATTAGGGGGTTTAAAAATGAAAGTATGGAACAATTCAAGCACTGAAAGTAGGAAATGTATAGTTTGTGGTAGAATGGCAGGAGATTCGAAGGCATTCACCCAAAATGGCATGGAGTTTTTAATCCCAGCCTGTGGCGAACATAAAAAGCAGGTTGACGTCGACACAATTGCAAGTGGGTTTTTAACATTTATCAAAAAAGCTATTAATAATTAAAAATGCCTATGAATTTGAAAAGAACATAAAGGAGTGGGGAAACAATGGAAGTAATATCAAGCAATTTAAGGAAAGCACGCAAAAACCATATATGTGATTTTTGCAAGGGGAAAATTGTGAAAGGTGAAACTTACAGAAGCACAATCTGCAAAGGCGATGAAATTTATGGCTGGAAATCTCACCAAAAGTGTGAGAAAGTTTACAATACATTAAAGATGTCAGATAATGATATGGGAGACGGAATTGATAGTGATACATTTGGCAGGATAGTACAAAACTTTTTAGCAGAAAAATTTACAGAAGATGAATGTGATAGATTTAATACGCTAGAAGAAGAAGTCGATGGAATTGCCAGGCTATTAGGGGTTAAAGATGATTAGAAATCCGATAGGGGCATTGATACAGTTCATACTTATAATCATATGGTTGGGGCTGATTTGGTTCTATATTAAGACAGAACGTACTGAATTTCACACGTTGGCAATGAAACAAGAAAGATTGTTTAAGATTAACAAATTAATGTTTGCAGTAAGTTTGATAATAATTTGGGTTTAGGAGGATATAATGAAAAAAGTAAAAGAACAATGCTTAAACTGTAGAAACTACACACAAGGAATATGTAATGGAATGCAAAAAGGAAAGTGCAATATTTTTGACCCTATACATACGAAGGAAAACGAAAAGGACTGGTGGGAAGATGAGAATAGAGATAAAACAGCAAACCTATACTAAAATACAGAAAGTTGGTCCATACTCGTTATGTGCCGTTATGACGAAACAAATTAAGGAATTAGGATTAGTTCAAGGGGAAAAGGTTTATTGTTGCGTGGAAGAAATAGACGGGAAGAAGAGGATAGTTGTGGAGGGGGCGGAGAAATGACAAGAGAGATTAAGTTTAGGGGTAAAAGAGTTGATAACGGTGAGTGGGTTTATGGAACAATGTATAGAATATCAGAGAAGTTAAATCCATTTATTATGCTGAATGGTAGAAATGGTTTTTCACACGAGGTTGTAGCAGAAACGGTTGGACAGTATACAGGGTTAAAAGATGCAAATGACATCGAGATATATGATGGAGATATTATCAAGTATACTTTTGGTATGCCAGGTTCGGTATGTTCTACAGAAAACGGATTAAAAGTAAGAACTGGTGAGGTATTTTGGTGCGAGTGGAGAAGCTCATTTGCGGTATATTCAGATATAAAGAAAAAAATTAGCAATAATGATTTATTTAGATACGTTAGAAATGGGAACAGGTCAGAAGTTATAGGCAATATCCATAAAAGCAAAGTATTATCTAAGGTAAAAAATGAAATTCAAAACCATTAACGAAGAGGTAGATTATATCCTGGGCGATGCAAAACCGTCTAGGAAGTATAAAAAAATAGCATTGAGAACTTATAAAATTCTATTGAAACGGAGAAAAAAATGAAGATATTTTTAGCAGAAAGAGATAATTATGATTACGATGAAACTGATGCATTGGTTATACAAGCTAAGGATATAGAAAGTGCAGAAAAGGTTACTTCTGAATATGATTGGGGTGGCAATTATGTATATGATAAGGAAGATATAACTATAAAAGAAATAGATTTAAATGATGGCAAAAGTGGAGTTATACTTGAGAGTTTTAACGCAGGCTAACATCAAACCTAGTTTATACTAGGTTCTTTTTTATGCTATAATAAATTGAGGCGATAACATGATTAAAAAAATATTATGTATGTTTTTAGGACATATTAAAGTAGTAGAACATGAAAAAGATATGTTTGGATATGAATATGCATATCAAAAGGAATATTGTAAACGTTGTGGTAAAATATTAAATTGAGGTGATAACATGAAAGACATAGCCCACAGAAACACAGGCAAGGCAATAGAAGAGCTAGAAATTGAGATAGGTTTATTATACTCGCAAGCTAAAAAAGAACTACAAGAGGAACTGAGCAATACCCCTGGGATAGATAAGATATTAAATATAAAAGACAAAAGAAAGCGACTTGCATCAGTTAGAAAGAAAAGAAAACTTAGCATAATGGTTGCCAAAATGTCTTATATAATTAAAAACAAAAATGTAGCGTCACTAGGTCTAATTGATGATAAGCTAATAGATATATTTACGGACAATTATAATTGGGGGGCTTATTCCTTGGAAAACATAACGGGGTTTAATTTAGATTTTGCCTTGTATAACCGTGAGGCAGTAGCGGAACTGTTAAAAGAAACCACTCCTGTATTTACCAAGATGGCATATTTGGGCGCTAAAGATCTATCAACGATTCAATCTGACTTGCGTAGGCAATTAACCGTTGAAATATTAAAAGGCGGTACAATCAAGGATATAGCACGTAAAATTGATAAGGTGACGGATAAAAACAACTTTGGAAGCGTAAGAATCGCAAAAACAGAGGCAGGAAGAATTGAGAACAGTGGAAGACTAAAAGCTTTCAAAGATGGAGAAAAGAAAGGACTAAAATTAAAGAAAGAATGGATTAGTACGATAGACAAAAGAACAAGGGTTTCACATAGGGCATTGCAAGGCGAAACAGTTGGACTTGATGAATTGTTTAGTAATGGATTAAGATATCCAGTTGACCCACGAGGTTCAGCGTCTGAAACAATTATGTGCCGATGCACTCATGTAGTGGAGTTTATAGGAATTGAAAAAGGTACTGCCGAACTTGAATTAGATGAAAGGCTTAAAAATATGAGCTATGCAAAATGGAAATCAGATAAGGAGCGATAATATGCCAAGAAGAAGTAATATATCTGGGCAGAATTTCAACATGAGAATAGAAAGCAACGTGCCAGCTGTAAAAACAGAGATGAAACGAAAGATTGGCAAAATGACATATGCAATCGGGTTGAAGTGGCAGAGTATAGCAACTAGACTAATTACAGCTAAAAGAATAGTTGATACTGGAAGATTGAGGGGAAGTTTAACTTTCATAACTAATAAAAAAACAGGTGTTCCTACGAATAGAACAACCGATAATATACCAAATGATTTTCTAAAAGGTAAAGCACCAGCACAAACTATAGTTGTCGGAACCAATGTTTCTTATGCAGTAAAGCAAGAGTTTGGCAACCCAAAAGGCCCTTACTTAAAACCCTCAATTTTAAATTACAAGGAAAGCTATAAAAATGTAGCAGAGCATATAATGAAGGAATAAAAAAGACTAGATTAATTTCTAGTCTTTTTTATTTTAGCTCCTCCTTAAACTAATTTCCTAGCAAACCAAGGGCACGGTTCTCTCAAGCCACACCAGCTTTTAGCCCTTTCTAGCCCCTTAATCTGTATAAGTGGCATATTTCTACCAGTGCAAGAATTCCACTCGTATATGCCCCACCAACCGTCCTCTAATTCCTCTATTTTATAATCAAATCCGTTCGCATGATATCTCATTCTTCGCCTCTCCTCCTAATATCCCAAACTATTGATTCAATTTCCCGCGTTCTAAATTTCTCAATGTCTATTTTCTTAAAGCTATTAATTGCTATTTCTCTTTCCGGCTTTGCTTTTTCTCGTACTTTTCTTTCTGCTTCGTGGATTTCGTTAACTGCTTCTTCGGTATATTCGTAAATCGTCCTAAAACCACGTCCGCCACATCGACCTCCATCTTTTTTTCTAAACTTTTCACCTTTTACAATAATCAAAGTATTAGTCAGCCTTTCCACTCTTTTAATTTCCCCTATTCCATAGCTATCATATCGTAAAATCACCCTGTCGCCTACTTTAATATTTTCAAACATCTTTAATCCTCCTTAAATTCTAAAACATCAACTTTATATTCACATTCCCTGGTTTTTTATTCTTAATTGCCAACAACTTCTAATGTTTCTAATTCTTTTTTATTTCTATCTTTGCCAAATTGGTCTAATAGTACACCTCCTAATATCCAACCTTTTTTCCCTTCAAACGCATCTATCCCAAATTTTACATAACGTATAC